GTCTTATATATATATATTAACTACTACTTATTAACTACTATATTTTCTAAGATGCAGGATTGGGCATTTGACCAGGGTTTCTGATCAATTTTTGTTCTATCAATCCGAGCCCCCTCGATGCGCCAGGACAAACGAATGGACTTGGGGGTAGCTAGGAGGGTGCCCCATTCCTTGTTCCCCCCAAAGAAAAATAGGGTTTCTGTTATTATTCTGATTATTATTAAAAGGAGTAGATATGCTGACAGTAGAGAAAGGGTTAGATGTACCTAAGAGTGTTATTAGGCACAAGTACCCTTATAAGATTATGGAAGTAGGTGATTCATTTTTTGTACCGGATGGTAAGTTGAATCAGATATGCAATGGTAACTATCGTGTTGGTAAGCAATTGGGTTGGAAGTTTGTTGCTCGTACTGAGGATGGGGGGGTGAGGGTATGGAGGACAGAATAAATGCTTTGATAGACAAGTTGATGCTTTGCCGTTTGGAGGAGGTGATGGACTTGCTTGAGGATGAGCAGAACGAAGAGGTGGATGAAAAGGTTTATGAGTCGGCTAAGACCTTGTATGTTTACTTTGGTGGGGAATTAGATGAATACTAATGGACAAGAAGTCACGGAGTTAGTTGAGTCACCAGATGATGTTCAGAAGCGTAAGTATTTGGATATGGTATGGGCGATGAATAAGGAGCAGATGTTTAAAGAGTTGATGCGAGTTCATGCCGAGTCAACTAAAATGATGTTGGCTGCTCAGACTGAATTGGATAATTTAAGGATGACACTTGCAAGGGTTAACCAATCCGTACACTGAGGATTTATTGCGTACTCGGTTGGACTTTAAGGCGCAGATGATTGCTGCCTTGAAGTGCAAGACGAAGAAGCAAAAGATCAAGCTAGCGGCTTATTGGAAAAAGACATACTCTGACCTTGGCTACAAGGAATTAATCGCTTGTGCGAAGGATACAAGGGTTAGAAGCAACATTGCTAACTGGAACTTATGAGCGCCTTTAATCTTCAACAGTTTTATCATTTCTGTCAGCAGCTCAAGATTGAGACAAAAGAGCATGGCTTAAAGAAGATGGATAAGCTACTCGGTACGCAGACCTATGTGATGGGTGAGATTGCTAAGGGTTTAGAGGAAGGTGTTCACTTCTTTACAATTCTTAAGGGTCGGCAGTTAGGGATCACGACAATTTCTCTTGCGCTCGATCTGTATTGGCACTTTGTTAATCCTGGCTTACAAGGAACATTAACGACTGATACGGAAGAGAATCGGGATATGTTTCGTTCTACCTTGGCGATGTACATGGATGGCTTACCGAAAGAGTACAAGATACCGCTGATTGCTCACAACCGCACTCAGATGAGTCTGAAGAACCGCAGTAGATTGTTTTATCAGGTTGCCGGCACTCGTTCAAAAGGAACCCTTGGTCGTGGTAAAGCAATTACCTTTCTACATGGAACAGAAACCAGTTCTTGGGGTGATGAGGAGGGTCTTGCCTCCCTTTTGGCTTCGCTTGCTGAAACCAATCCCATGCGTATGTACATATTCGAATCTACCGCCCGTGGGTTCAATATGTTTCACNATATGTATACGACAGCTAAACGGGCAAGAACACAAAGAGCTATTTTTTGTGGCTGGTGGCGCAATGAGTTGTATTCACTAGACCCTACAGGACAGACGTATAAGGTCTACTGGGACGGCAAACTTACAGGTGAAGAGAAAGAGTGGGTCAAAGATATTAAGAAGCTCTACAACGTAGAGATCAACTCACGTCAGATTGCCTGGTGGCGCTGGAAGCTCTATGAAGGCATTAAAGATGATAGTCTCATGTATCANGAATTTCCTCCTACTGAAGACTACGCCTTTGTGATGACTGGCACGTCTTACTTCTCTAATGCAAGGTGCACAGATGCCGCAAAAGTCGCCAAGAAAAGCAACCCCGATAGTTACNGATACGTCTTTGGTGCGAACTTCCAAGACACTAACGTCCTCAAATCTACTGAACGACTTGCGACCCTTAAGGTATGGGAGGAACCGATTGATACAGCCTACTACGTTATTGGGGCTGATCCTGCATACGGTTCTTCTGATTGGGCTGATCGTTTTTGTATTCAAGTATATCGAGCCTATAGTGATGGTCTTGAGCAAGTGGCTGCCTTTGCTACTAGCGAAATGAACACCTATCAGTTTGCGTGGGTGATTGCTCATTTGGCTGGTGCATACAAAAACTCTACCCTTAACCTTGAAGTCAATGGTCCAGGGCAGGCGGTGATCAACGAATTGCGTAACCTNAAACGACTTGCTGCCTCAATGGGCGGTCAGATGGGCGCTGATTTGATGAACGTCTACGGTTCAATGTCCAACTACATTTGGAGAAAGAACGACTCTCTAGGTGGTATGTCAGCCTCTATGGGTTGGCTCACCACCTCTGCTACCAAAGAACGGATGCTTTCTTACATGAAAGACTATTTTGAGCGTGGCATGATGGATATCTACGACATGGAAACCATCGAAGAGATGAAGACGGTGGTGCGTGATGGCGGTGCAATTGAAGCCTCTGGTCGCAACAAAGATGATCGGGTCATTGCAAGCGCCTTAGCCGCCGCAGCCTACGCCGAACAAGTCCAGCCTCAACTCATCGGTAGACGTATTTCTAAAGATATCAGTAAAAAACAAGACGAATTAACCCCGGAAGAAGTTGCGATGGGCAAAAATGTTTCTGATTACTTAAAGAAAATAGGAATTTATGGTGGCAACACACGTCCTATCTAAAGCAGAGCTCGAGCTCATTATGGATCGGTTCATTGCTGACCCATACCGTGGTATCGGTATTAAGATGTTTTGCGAGCTCTGTGGGGTGCCTTTTTCTACTTTTAGAGTTATGTTCATGGATAAGACTTACCCAATGAACGAAATGGTGCAGCGCAGAGTATCCAAAGGTTGGATTGTCTGGCGTAATGGTGAAGTCGCTATTATGAAAAACAGAGACAACACTAAATTCTTGCAGTACCGTAAAACACCTAAACCAAGAATAGCTCGTGGCTATGGGCTAGAAGTTGTTGATAGCCAAATTAAATTAAAGATTGGAATTGTTAACCGTGCTGACTACGGGGAAACCCTAGTCGATCAATTAGGGGATAAAGTAAATGTCGAGAATACTTAAAGATTACAAGTGCCAAGAACATGGCTACTTTGAAGGTTATGAACCAACTTGCCCAGAGGGGTGTACTGATTATGTTCTCCAAGTTTTTCTTCAGGCTCCTGGGTTTAAGAGTGATAAGTCTAAAGCTGCCGACAAACAACTCAACTCCCTTGCCAGCGAATTCGGAATGTCCGACATCAAGTCCACCCGAGCAGGTGAAAACCAAGCCGGATACCTTACCCGAAATAACAAGTTCTCCGAAAAAGAATACGCAGAAGCGGAAAAGTACGCCACGCCCAAAAAGCGTGGACGCCCCCGTAAAGGAAAAGCCGCAGAACCCACGCCGCAAGCCCCGCAAGAACCCCGTGCTGGTGACGCAGCGATCTGGGGAGGCGGATTCCAAGGCATGAATATGCAAGCCGTTCTTGCCGGACAGTTTGCTAAACCCGTAAAAGGTGAGTCTGTGGGCTTGACACCAAGGGACGCTGGGATTAATAATGGTCCTAGAATTGATCCACGGGCTACAATGCGTGATCCTGATAACTTGCAGATTAAGACATGAGAATCCCACCAAACCCTGACGAACGTGAAAATTTCTATCTGGAATTAGCACAAAAGTGCATGGTTTCGAGGGAGGAACGCAAATCAGACTATCAGACTTTGCGAGCCTATTATTTGTTTGGAGCAGGGGCTGAAGAACCCCCTGCTTACTTCAACAAGATTTATCCTCATCTTGATCAATTAACCTCTTTTCTTTACTCTGCTGAAACCACTCGGTTCTCTATCTCTCTTGGCGCTTCTGTGCCAATGATGGAACATCGGAAAACGCCTGTCCTTACTCAAGCGCTTAACGATGAGTGGCTTAACTCTAATGCTGATCAAGTTTTTTCTGCGTCCTTAACTTGGGCATTGGTCTACAACACCACCTTTGTCAAACTGGTTTACAACAACGGTATTCATCCGTACATGATTGAACCTGGTGCCATGGGTGTCTTACGTGAAGATACGCCCTACACTGACAGGCAAGAAGCTATTTGTCAGCGGTACTACATCACACGCTCTGAGCTATACGCTCGTCTTTACTCTCATCCTAAGCGAGAAAAGATTGTTGACCGAGTAACAGGCGGCATACGTAATACAAGCAATGATGGTGCAAACGGTAGTGACGGTGTTGCACGAGTCATCATGTCGGCAACCAACCCCACTATCTACGGTAACGTTGAGCTCGATTTGTATGGCATGAACCGTTATCAAGCACGGGTGGCGGAAGAAACCATCGAGATGCAAGAATTATGGGTGTGGAATGATGAAACAATGGATTACCAAGTCGTTACCATTGCCTCACCGGATGTCATCATCTATGACCGCCCTGGTTCATCACTCTTTCTTAAGGGTGAGTGCCCCTTCGTGCAGATATGCCCCAACCCGCAATACGATTATTTTTGGGGACAGTCTGAAGTACAAAAACTTATGCTTTTGCAGGGTCTGCGAAACAATCGCATGACTGAAGTTTTAGATTTGCTTTCTAAACAAGTTGCGCCACCTACTGCTTTGACAGGGTTTACTGGCATCCTTGATGAAAAGAATTTTGCATTAAATCGTGCTGGTGGCTTACTTTCTTCTGATATGCCAAACGCTAAGGTTGAGCGCCTAGCGCCTGAGATGCCTTCTAACCTTTTTGAAGTCATTCATGAAATTGACNGTATGTTCTCTGAAGTATCTGGCATTAGCAATGTGTTATCTGGACGTGGCGAATCAGGCGTTCGCTCACAAGGTCATGCCTCACAGCTTGCTAGACTCGGTTCATCCCGTGCAAAGAAACGTGCCTTGATTGTTGAAGACAGTCTNGAAAAAGTAGCAACACTCTATCTTAAATTGATGCAAGTCTACGATGCCACGCACTTCAAAGACACTGAAGGCACGCCCTTTATTGCTGAACAATTTACTCGAGACTTTGTTGTAAAAGTGGATGCACATAGCAATAGCCCAATCTTTACTGAAGACACCAAACAAATGGCGTTTAATTTGTTTAAGGCTGGAGCTATTGATAAGACAGAATTGATTGACCTAGTCGATCCACCTATGAAACAATTGATCAAAGATAATTTGAAACAGCGTGAGAAGAAAGAGGCGGCAGCGCCTAAGCCTCCCGCTGGCAGTTCTAAACCTAAACCTGTTCCAAAGGCGGCATAATGGCTTCTCAAGTTGCACCTAAAGCAGATCAACCAAGGGTTTCGACTGAATCACTAAAAAGAAGTGATTCTTCACCAAATATGCAGTATCGTGTGCAAGGCATTAAAAGTTTTAATCGTAGTCCTTCAACAAGGTCTTACGGTCGGTCAACCAGAAGTTAACGCTTAGGAGATTGCAATGCGTAAATCACGGAAATCACGTAAGACTTGTCGGTAAGAATTCCTCGTTCAGGGAATAGGGTAGTGGCTTCCTTCCCTTTACAAATAGGTCGCCGCCTCTTTTTTGGAGATGAATATGCGTAAAGCTCGCAAAGGTCGTAAAGCACGCAAGTAATCCTTCGGGATTCTGCGGGTGACCGTTAAGTCCTGCCGAGGGTCGGGAAACTAAAAAATTACTCCTCCTACTTGACTTTCATAGAATTAGTATTAACCTACACACATTCTGATAGGATATAACTATGGCAGTGCCACCCGACCAGTTAATGCAGTTGATGAAAAGCCAGAAGGATTCCGCAACTCCTGGTGGTGTGCCTCCTGCTGACAATGCACCGACAACAATGTCGGATTCTGCATCGCCCCCAATGTCTTCCCCTATGTCTACGCCTGAACCCAAGATGGGTAATCGTGAAGCGTCAATGATCAACATTGGCATGGCGGCTGATTTGTTAGAACAATCACTTCCCGCAATTGGTAGCGAAACACCTGAAGGGCAAAAAGTATTAAATGCCATTCGCACAATTGCTGGAATTATCGGTCAACGCAGATCGAAAACCAACGAATTGCAACAATCTGAAATTTTGCAATTGCTGCAATCATTGCCGCAAGCTGGTGGTGCTTCTCCAGAAGCTAAAGCAATGGGCGCTGCACCTCAAGTGCCTGGTATGACGCCAGGCGGTACTCCTACTCCACCTCCTCCTCCGGCACCACCGGGCGGTGGTGGTGGTATGCCCCCTCCCGGCGGCGGTATGCCGCCACCTATGTAAAGGAAATATTATGGATCTTTTTAAACCCCGTGGCGCTTCTGCCCCTCGCAATCCTACTGACAACAACCAGAAAAACGGACAAATCGTTAACACGCCCCGTTATTCTCAGTTTGGCGGTCTGACTTCAGCCCCTAAAGCTGGTTACAAAAACATGATGTCTATGTCACGTCCTGGTGACACCAAAAAAGTTATCTAACTTTCTAAAGGGGATAAGAAATGAGTTTAGAAAGCCTAGAAAACCTTGATCAGAATCAAATCTATGAGCTCGCTCGTTTAGGTAAGACTCTGGCTGACAATCCTGATACACGTAAAGACTTCTTGCGTTTAACTGAGCGGGTTTACCCTGATTTAGTTATTCCTGAGCTTCAAATTCAGGAATACACTGAAAAGAAAGTGTCTGCCGCAGAAGAGAAGGTTATGGCGCTTGAAAACAAGATGCGTGAACGGGATATCCGTGATCAACTTGATGCTAAACGCAAAAAGCTTAAAGAAACGTATAACGTGGATGATAATGCCGTGGGCGAAATTGAAAAAATCATGCTTGACCAAGGCATCACTAATCACGATACGGCTGCACAACATTGGGAATGGATGAAGCAAGCTGCTGCACCCACACCCACTGGTTATAACCCCAATACTTTAAACAAGTTTGATTTGTCTAAGTATTGGAAGAGTCCACAGCAAGCGGCTCGTAATGAGGCAGCTACTGCATTGCAAGAAATTAGGAACTTGGGTCGTAGACCTATTGGTATTTAATTGGGGATAAATTTGTTTGCGGCTTTGTGCCGTTCTTTAACTAAGGAGATTTAATATGCCTATCGGCGGCGGTATTCTCCCTCAGAGTGGCACAAGTCAATACAATGAATTGACTTACGTTACTCGTAGGGCTTTTATTCCCAAGCTGGTTGTCCAGCTTTACAACTCAACCCCCCTTATGGCTGCTTTGATTGCAAACAGTCAGCAAGCATCAGGCGGTGTGAGCCAAGTAACTGTTCCTGTTCAAGGCGCACAGTTTGTTAACGCTCAATGGTCTGATTACTCGGGTTCGTTTACCCAGCCTTCAGTCCAACAAGGTGCTTTTAATGCTGAATTCAACCTCAAGCTGATGATTGCTCCTGTTCCATTCCTTGGCATGGAAGGTGCGGTACAACAAGACTACGCTATTATTCCTTTGATCGAAGCTCGTATGAATGATGCGACCAACGTGATGATGGATGCCATGGCTACTGCCTTGTACACCAACTACACCAACACTCAACAATTTATCGGCTTGCCCGGTGCAATTGATGACGGTACTAACTTGGCTACTTACGGCAACATCAACCGTTCGACTTACACATGGTGGAAGTCAAAGGTTTATGCGGCTGGTAACGTTAACCCAACTCGTCAAAACATCCTGCAATACATTTCTGGTACTGTTAAAAACGGTGCTGAAGTGCCTACGTTTGGTGTTTGCGGGTTTGGTACTTGGACGCTCTTGGCTCAAGACTACGTTGGTCAAGAACAATACGTCATTACACCCGGTAACGGTTTTGACGGTGACAACAACGGTCCTCAAGCCGCTTTCCGTGCTTTGATGGTCGCTGGCGTTCCTGTTTACCCCGATCCATATTGCCCAGAAGGCACGGTGTACTTCATCAACAGCAATTATTTGTCGCTCTACATTCACGAACAAGGTTCGTTTGTGTTTACTGGCTTTGAATCAACTTTGCCTAACTGGCAAATTGGTTATGTCGGTGCGGTGTTGATGATTGCGGAATTGGTTTCAACCAAGCCCAAGTCGATGACCCGTGTGTCTGGCTATAACTCAATTGCTATCTAAGGAGAATAGTCATGGCTTTAGGTTTAAACAAAATCCTCCTTGCAAGCGCTGGATCAAACACTCCAGGTGCTTACTGGCAACTTACTACTCTGTCAGGTAACAACAGCACTACCGTTGTTCCTGCTGGAACGTATTTGCTTTTCCCAACTGCAAACGTAACGATTGAAGCAGTGTCGGCTTACAACACCAACACAGCTTGCACAACACCATCAACATGGTCAACCCTCATTGCCAATAACACTGGTGGTGTGTTGATCTCTGACGGTGTAAACGTTCGTGCAAACGTTATTGTTGCTACTGCTACAACGATTACTCTGGCTACGGTCAACGGTGGTCAAGCAGCAACTGGCACGTTTACTAGCTAAGGAGCAGTTATGTCTAGCGCAGATGCAGTAGCACAACTAACNCTTGATAGTTTTGGCTACGGGCGTGTTGCACTGATCCGGGCTACNCAACTTAACACCACTGGAAACGCTGTCATCGCCATCCCTCTTTTGAGTGGTGGNTTGACTAACGGTGGTGCAGTTGCTAATTCTGGCGGTGTAATTGTTCGTAGAATTACNATTCAAAACCCAAGCGGTAGCGTATCGTCAGCAAACATTGCTATTAGCGTTCAAAGCAACGGTAACATTGCGGCGGCTAACGCCGTTGTAGCTAACGTTGTTCTTAGCACCATTACTTCAGCGGGTATGTATCAAGACCTGACTGTTGCTGGTGTGTATGGCGCTAATACTGTTGTTTCTGGCAATACGACTTCAGCTTTGTTCGTTAACGTAAACACCGCAAGCGGTAACAACAATACTGTTGATATTGCTGTATTNGGTGAAGTTGTGAGCTTCTAAATGTCTACTATCTTTGTTACCAATAATTCTGACAAAATCCTGAAAGATGGTTTTTGCGGTCAATTTTGGACATTCAAGATTGGAGAAACTGTTGAGCTGCATGAAGATGCAGCACGGCATATCTTTGGTTACAAAGTAGAAGACAAAGAACCTTTTTTGGCACGGCTCGGATGGATTAAGACCACTAATGATTTGGAAGATGGATTAGCCCGTCTTGCAATGTGGGAGTTTTCCTCTGAGCCACAAAAAAAGAACCATTCGTTATCCCCGGTGGTGGAAAGAGTACCTCTGCGAGCAATCAAGCAAACAGAGGGAAAAGTCCGGTCAGTAGCCTAAGTTATGGAACGTAAATGTCGCAAAATCTCTCCGGGTACATCACGGAAGTCAGACGTTTATTGCACGATGCCAATGGAAATTTTTATACGGATCAGCAATTAACGGACTACATTAATTCCGCACGGCAACGTCTTGTGCGTGATACTGGCTGTCTGAGAACGATCCAAGTTATCCAATCCCCGCCCCCGCCAGCTACAACTGTAAACAATGTAACGGCAACCAATCCTGTTGCTTGGACTGCAAGTACTGCGTATTCACTAAATACGTTTATCTTTAGCAACATTTACACTTACCAAGTTACAACGGCAGGTACAACAGACACTACTGCGCCACCGTATCCGCAAGGT